CGGCAAGCGTCCCTAAAGGACGACTACCTTTGACTTCATCAATTCTATCAAAAGGATTGGATCCTGCGAATGTTTCAACGGCCACATTCTCGAGGACGCCTTTGGCTTCCTCGGGAGCGAGGTCCCTTGAAACTTTGTAACCGAAGTGCCTGATTAAGGTGTTTAAAGCCTTGTCAGCCGCTAAGGTTCCTCTTATTACTTTCATAATAAGTTCGCAGAAATGAGATTCGTCTCTAGCAAAAGCACTAAATTTAGTGTTCTTCTTAGAAACGACCTTATAGAAAAGGAAGATAGCCTGGGGGATTCCCTCAAGGGTCATCCAACCCTTCCGGCTCACCTCATCTAATAGATTTACTAAAAGGTAATACCTTTTAGCACTTTCTTTTAGAGAGGAGATTGGGAAAGGAGTAATTTCCTCACCCTTATAGAACAAACGTTTCGCAAATTCAAACAAGAATTTGGATTCGTGAGTCTTTAATGGTGAGAACTCTACTCCAAGGCTAGTGATCACTTCACAGTATTTCTCTTTTAGAAGTCGATCTCCGATAAGGATATCGTCGCCTAAAAGGACATACTTTGCTTCTTTGTAAGGAATATTTAGTTCCCTACAGCAATAATACATCACATAGTGATGGGCTACTGCAAAAGAAGACCAAGAGGAGTAGAATCCTATTGGGTTCCCAACTGAATAAGAAATTATTCGGTTAGAAAACTCAAAAGGCTTCCCTACCATAATTCGTTTCCACGAATTAAGGTACCCACTCGGTAAGTGACCATTTAAAACATCGTAAATGATTGAGATAGGAAATCTATCAGTAGCGGCCGTAAGGTCGATACTGTAGAACTCCGTCCAACCATTCACTTTGTCTTTAAATGAACCCTGATCAAAGGTACAATCTTGAGGAATTTTCTTCAGTAACCTGAAAAGGTAATGATGAAGAGGTTTGAGTGCACACTGTGACCAATAGTCACCGATAGCAACAACCCTAGTCTTCAATTCCTTATCAGGAAACCAAGAAAGTTTCCTAATAGATCGTCCTTTGACAGGAGCTACCTGAGATATTAAGGGAAGAATCTTACGTAAGATATCTATTTGATTAGATAACTTATCTCCCCCCACGATTTTAATATCGGCTACGAGATCTAAATGATCTCTGTAGAGGATATCTAAATCAGCAAGGGAAGTCCAAAGTGCATGCCCATTTGGGCCTGTCTTTGTCGTAAGATGACTTCTTTTAAATCTTAGGCTGCCAGGTACAGATCCACTTAAGGATCTATACCCAAGGTCACGCCAGAACTGAAACTTATACTTTCCTAAGAAAGGAATGCTAGTTTTACTAGGATCCTCAATAGGATGAGTATTAGGTTCAGTACCTAGCTTGAGTGCCCGTGATGCAAAGAGAATCGTATTCAGGATCTGCAGCGTAGCTGGAAATCCAGGATCGTTTTCCTCTTTCATCATAGGTACCAAGACCTTAGGCACACCATTTGAAGTAAGCTTAATTCCCTTTACTCGCTTGGTCTTCCACTCTCCTGAAAGGTAGAGCAGAAGACCAGTCCTTAAAGCTTTTGTATATTCTACATAAGCTAAAGGGCCTCTTGTCTTAACGACAAGCATGAGCTGAGCAATGAGTTTCGCGTAAAACCAATGTGGTCGGATTGATCTGGCCTTAAAGACCAGAAAGATCCAGTTAATTACCAATGGTAACAACCGGAGTAAAGCAATTGCT